TGACGCTTGATAATTTAGAACAAGCTCAGCAAGAAGGCAGAGCACCATGGGATAACGTATACTTAGATACTAGAGACTTTGTAGTATATGAGGACAAGTATCCTGTAACTGAAGGACATTTATTAATAGTGCCTAAAGTAAACGATATGTTAAACGTAGAAAAGTGTTTTAAGTTTGCTATGTCAATGGGCAATGATAATGTTACAACAACTAAGAATAATGTAACAGGTTATAATATTGGTCTAAATATAGGTGTAAGTGCAGGACAAACAGTTATGTACCCACATGTACATTTAATCTTCCGTCGTGATGGAGATATGGAAGATCCGAAAGGTGGCGTAAGAGGCGTCATTCCATCTAAACAAAAATACTAAGGAAAGGAACTATGGACTTGAAGGAACAAATGATTAAAGCGGCAAGACTACACGCTGAAGCGGAGATAGAATTGCATAAGACTAACATTGAAGTATACATGCAAAAAGTTGTAGGTATCGGTGAACACTCTGATATTGTAGAAACAATTCAGAAAGAACTAGATGCTATGTCTACAGCACATGATCGTCTTGAAATGTTAAACACATATTTTGTTTAATATACTTGACAAAAACCTAAATACAATGTATAATATAACTTATATTGTGCATTGTACTATTAACGGCAATCCACTGCCTAAACATCGGAGAATAAAAGAATGGATAAATCCAAAGAGATAAAAGCCCGTTTGCAACAAGCAAACAAACGCTTCTGGGCAGGCGACAACATTTCAGACTATATTAAAGACGGCGAAAAGCAAATCCTAATTGATGAGCTTGCTGTTAAGTTTGAAGACGTATTACAAGGTCTTGTAATAGATACAGAAAACGATCCTAACAGTAACGGCACAGGTAAACGTCTTGCAAAGATGTATATCAATGAGCTAATGTCAGGACGTTATGAAGCAATGCCTGCGGCAACGGCATTTCCAAATGATAGCGATGATCGTTATGAAGGTATGTTAGTTGTGCGTAGTGAACTTACAAGTATGTGTTCACATCATCACCAGATAGTTAGAGGTGTAGCATACATTGGTATTATTGCATCAGACAAGTTAATTGGGTTAAGCAAGTATACACGTATTGCACAATGGTGTGCTATGCGAGGCACACTACAAGAAGAACTTGCAAATGACATTGTACGTGAAATACAGAAAGCAACAGGTGCAGAACACTTAGGTGTTTATGTACAAGCAACGCATGGTTGTGTTGAGAACAGAGGTGTTAAGGCACACAGTAGTCTTACACAAACAACTGTACTAAAAGGTGCGTTTAAGGATGACGCAGGTACAAAGAAAGAGTTTATGGATAATATTAAACTCCAACAAGAATTTGCATGTGGGAAGTAAAATATGAAACTTAGATATTCAGAAGCGTTTTATAGCGTACAAGGAGAAGGCAAGTTTGTAGGAGTACCTAGTGTGTTCTTACGTACATTCGGTTGTAACTTTCGTTGCATGAACTTTGGATTAGAAAGAGGCACACCTGCAAGAGCAGATGGTGTAAAACATAATCCAGAAGTTAAGAAGTTACTTGATAGTAATATTATAAGCACTGTTGAAAAATTTACAGACTTACCTGTAATACATACAGGTTGTGATACATATGCTAGTATCTATCCAGAGTTTAAAAAGTTTATGATGGATAGAACTGTAGATGAAGTTGTAGAACATTTGTTATCACTTACTCCAGAAGGTAAGTGGACAATGGATAGTGGACAAGATGTTCACTTGATTTTCACTGGCGGAGAACCTTTGTTAGGGTGGCAAAGATTCTATGCTGAATTATTAGAACACCCGCGTATGAAGGATTTAAAAAATGTTACATTTGAAACAAATACTACGCAAAAGCTACGACCAGACTTTAAAGACTATCTCAACAATCAAGATAGATTTGAAGTCACTTGGAGTTGTTCCCCAAAACTTTCAGTTAGCGGAGAACGCTGGGAGGATGCTATTATGCCTGATATTGCTAATGAGTATTACAGTGTTGCTAATAGTAACCTTTACTTTAAGTTTGTTGTCGCTGATGAAACTGATGTCGAAGAAGCTGGCAGAGCTGTGGCGAGTTATAGAGACGCCGGGATACAATGTCCGGTATACTGTATGCCATTGGGTGGACGCAGTGAAGAATACAAGCTCAATATTCAAGAAGTGGCTGAGCTCTGTATGGAAAAAGGATGGCGATTCACACCAAGACTCCATATCGACTTATTCGGCAATGCATGGGGGACTTAGTCCACATGAAGTTAATGAATTTAAAAATAAACAAAACAAACCCGTTAGCGATGTTAACTTGGAAAAACGGGTAAGGGAGGCAGGACTATGAATTGGAATAAAATAAAAACAGCATTAGGCGTACAACCTAAAATAATAGAAGATACCAAGGAACCTACTCCGGAAGATGTTCGACGTGCGGCATTAGATAAAGAAAAGGCTGCCGCTACTAAAGCAGGCGAACCTTGGGTTGCTGTATTAGATACACAAGTCAACAAAGATAACATTCGAAACGGGTTCTTTGAACTTGACTGGAACAATGAGTTTATTGAGGAACTTCTTGATGCAGGGTATCAAGGTGAATCAAACGAACAGATTGTTGATCAGTGGTTTAGAACTATTGTTAGTCAAATGCTTCAAGAAGAAGGACAAGATCCTAAAACTGAAGCAGGGTATATTAACGTAGTACCTATCGATAAAGGCAAATCAGAAGTATCTTAATGCTTGACAACAGCCAGATCTGGTGTTATAATAGTATTATAAATTACACAAAGGCAAACTAATGGCAACATATATTCTAGTAGATACAGCTAACACATTCTTTCGTGCAAGGCATGTAGTACGTGGCGACATTGACACTAAGGTAGGCATGGCTATGCATATTACACTTAACAGTGTTAAGAAAGCATGGCAAGACTTTAGTGGTACACATGTTGTGTTTTGTTTAGAAGGCCGTAGCTGGCGTAAAGACTTTTACGAACCTTACAAGCGTAACAGGCAAGTTGCACGTGATAAGATGACTGTTACTGAGTCTGAAGAAGATACAGTGTTTTGGGAAATCTTTGACGAGTTTAAAGACTTTGTTAGCGACAAGACTAACTGTACTGTTATGCGACACAAGCAACTAGAAGCAGATGATCTTATTGCAGGTTGGGTACAAGCACATCCTAATGATAAACATGTTATTATTAGTACAGATGGCGACTTTGCACAACTTATTGCACCTAACGTAACACAATACAGTGGCATACAAGACTTAACTATTACACACGAAGGTTACTTTGATAAGAAAGGTGATCCTGTAATAGACAAGAAAACTAAACTAGAGAAGCCTGCACCCGATCCTGCATTTATGTTGTTTGAAAAGTGTATGCGTGGCGACACTAGTGACAACGTGTTTAGTGCATATCCAGGTGTACGTAAAAAAGGTACTAAGAATAAAGTAGGCCTTATTGAAGCGTATGCTGACAAAGACACTAAAGGCTATAACTGGAATAACATGATGTTACAGCGTTGGACTGATCATGAAGGTGTAGAACATCGTGTACTAGATGACTATCAACGTAATGTTGTTCTATGTGATTTAACAGCACAGCCTGAAGACATTAGAGCAATTATAAACGAAACAATTAACGAAGCAACAGATAATCCTAAGGAGATAGCACAAGTTGGTATGCGTCTTATGAAGTTCTGTGCTAAGTGGGATATGCAACGTATTGCTGATCAGGCTCAATACTATGCAGAACCTTTACAAGCGAGATATATTAAATGAGCATAAAAGCAAAAACAATACTAAAAGACAAGTTCTGGATTGTTGAAGAAGAAGGTGAAAAGTTAGGAACCTTAAGTTTCAATGACGAAAAGTTTATGTTCTCTGCAAACAATGGTGTTGCATTTTTTGAAAACAAAAAACAATTAAAGAACGAACTTGGTCTTACTATATTCGATAAAGACGACTCAATAAAGTTTGAAACTGAAAAAGAAATTTATGGCTTTCCAACTAGCACTACTCCTTACAATGTAATTTATGATGTACATCGTAAGTTTGCATTGTTTACTAAAAGCCGTAAGAGTAAGAGCTTGTATTGTGCAGGATACTATATTATCCACTTTGACAAAGGTTGGGTAAAGAGTTTTTGTCCTAAACTAATTACATTAGAACGTTACGACTACAAAGGTCCATTCAAAAACGATCTTACCATGCGTCAGGAACTATCAAATGCCAACCAAAAATCTTGATCCAGTAAACACTTTTCCAGTACAACAGTTTATTCAAACTGTTAAGAGTGCTGACGCTAGTAGAGCTAAAGATGTTAGAATTGACATTGATACAGCAAAAAGATTAGCGTTTACACTCGGAGAAGTGATGTCTCGACTTAACGGAGACATGGAACAGTTTATTAAAGAACATGTACAAACCCTAGACAATGAGCCCGTAGAGGTGCAATTAGACGGTGGTACTGAGTGGAAATAAACTAGCATTTAACTAAAAAAAGAGATAAATATATACGTAGTTAATTAAGGTACGTATATATGAGCAGACCCAAACCAAATGTTCTTTTAGAACATGTAAACAAAAAGAATTATAGATGTGAGCAAGTCCTAGATGCCGATGCTATCTGGGCTGTATTCTATAAAGAAAAACCATTCAATTTAAAAAGTTCAAACGCTTTAACAAATTATCCTGGACCAAAGTATAAAAAGACAAGTTTCTCTAATCCAGGACATGCACACAATTTAGCACAAAAACTTAACGAACTGTTTTCCTGTGAAGACTTCAAAGTATATAAGTTGTCATCTGGCGAAATTGTAACCGAATGAACTGGAAAGAAACCTATACAAAGTTATTCCTAAAAGAACTAGGCAAAAGTTTTAACGACTTGTCTGTTAAGGAGCATATGCCGTTGTGGTGGCATAATACACGTAACAAGGATGCTGGTGGACTTAGACTTACAGATGCAGGTTTAGACGCACTTACACAAGCAGAAGTAGCAACATACGATGTACCTTATCCACATGATATGCCGATGACTACACAAGTTATTATCTTTTTAGATAAGTTTATCGACTGTCCTTACTACATAGGACCAAGATCTATTCAAGTAACACACCAAAAGAAGGCGGTCGAACTGTCTCTTTTCTCAGGTGATCTACGCAAGTATGGACTTACTAAAGCATTATCCCGTCAAAATAAAGACGAAAATAATTAGAAAAAACTGCAGAAAACGGTTGACATTACCCCCATTTGGTAGTATTATATATACATAAGTTAGAAATTAAGCACTGATAACTCAAGAGGTAATACAATATGGAAAACGTAATCACAAGAACAGTTTCGCCCAACGGCGCAAAATCTAGCATTAAACATGCTATTCGCAAGAATCGTCCGATCTTCCTTTGGGGTCCTCCAGGCATTGGTAAGTCTGATATTGTTAGACAAATTACCGACGACCTTGGTAACTCGCATTTGATCGACATTCGTTTGTCGCTTTGGGAGCCTACAGACATTAAAGGTATTCCGTACTTTGATAGTAACTCAGGTACAATGGTTTGGGGCGCACCAGCAGAACTTCCTACAGAAGAATTTGCATCACAATACGACTATGTCGTTTTATTCTTAGATGAAATGAACTCAGCGGCACCTGCTGTACAAGCGGCTGCATATCAGCTGATTCTTAATCGCAGAGTTGGGCAATATAAGTTGCCAGACAATGTTGTAATTATTGCGGCTGGTAACCGTGAAGCTGACAAAGGTGTTACTTATAGAATGCCTGCTCCGTTAGCAAACCGTTTTATCCACTTAGAACTTGCTGTATCATTTGATGACTGGTTCCAGTGGGCTGTTGTAAACAACCAACATGCAGACGTTGTTGGTTACTTAACATTTGCAAAGAAAGACTTATATGACTTCGATCCAAGAAGTGCAAGTCGTTCATTTGCAACACCTCGTTCTTGGTCGTTTGTAAGCGAATTGCTTGAAGACGGCTTAGATGAAACCACTACTACAGACTTAGTTAGTGGGTCAGTTGGAGAAGGTTTGGCTGTCAAGTTTATGGCGCACCGTAAGGTTGCGTCTCAGATGCCTAATCCAAGTGACATCCTCGCAGGAAAAGTCATGGAGATGGCCAGTAAAGAAATCAGTGCTATGTATTCCCTCACTGTGTCATTATGTTATGAGCTACAAGAAGCTGATAAGAAAGGTGATAAAGACTTCGATAAGA